GTGTCATGCGGACAGCTTTGCCCAGTCTCAGACCTGGCATGTTGAATCGTTGTGCGAATCCAGATACCTTCGGCAGTTCACGAATCTCAAAATGAAAACAATCGTTATAAATCGGATTGAAGTTCTGAGGTATAGTCCAGTCAATGGCCATGGCTTATGACTCCATTCCTTTACCGTCACCATTTTTATCATAGACCACATAATTCCGACCAGTATTACTCAAGCCTGTCTTTTTGCTACTGGAACCACCCATTTCCCATAACTCCCACATCTCACCTTCACGCCAATACTTCTTATAAAACTTTTTAGCCACATCGACTTCATTTCCCTTGAAACGAAGTTGGATGAATGAGTCGTATTGTTTTAGACCAAGACCAAGACCAAGATCAAGTTTGCCCTCAGAATACGGAAGGAACTCAAAATGATATAATCCTTTACCTTGACCGGTACCGGAAGCACTATACTTTTTGAAGAATGCTAAGACCTTTTTCTTCTCAGGTGAGAGTGCTTTTTCTTGCTCTTTGATATCACGATCAAGATCGGCCTTGGTGTATTTTATTACACCACGATTGCCTTCATTTAAAAATTGAGTGAATGTTTTCATAGCTTATTTCTTCTTTTTTGTTTTGAACAAAGAGAGTTGTTTGCCTTTTCCGACTTTGGCACCTATCTTGATAAGTGCTTTGGACACATCCTCACCGGGCTTTAAAGTCTTTAGATACTTCAATGTCCGTTCAGGATCAATATCATACACGAGTTCATTTTCAAAGGGATCAAAAAAGGTGAATGAATATCCATTCTTTCCAGTCAGGCCACCATCATCATGCTCATCATCAAGATGATCATAACCAAAGTAGTCGTCGTTTTTATATTCATTACCATTAACACGAACGATTTGTTTATCCAGATCATTAATCAATCGTTTGGCATGGGTAAGTGTCATGGCGTAAACAGTGGTTGATACTCCTAACTCTTTAACATCAATCTTTTTTGCTTTGACCAATTCGCTCATAAACTTCTTATATGTTTTCATCCCATTTTCCAATATAATTTTTATTCTATATAAGTATTTATGCTTATCAGAACAGGACAACAAAAAACCCAGTGAGATATGGTAGTCTCACTGGGTTTTAAATCCACTAGGTAGTGACTTTTTCGGTTGTCACACCGGAAGATTATACGAGATTGTCAACCCGAAAAATTCTGAAATACGGGTTATTTCGTTTACTCAGGCCAGTCAATCCGCCAGCACTTGAAACAGCGGCGAAAGGATTGGCTACCATGCCGTACCTGGTTTTAAAACCAAGACGTGGCTGGAATGATTCCTGAGCAATTGCTTTGTACAGTGTCAGCGGTACATACGGGCAGAAGAAAGCACCGGCATCGTATGCATTGGCACCTTTGTAACCCATGCAGATTACGTTGGTGGTGATGTAAGGATCAACAAAAACCTTGGTCACACCATTCAGAACACCGACAAAGGTGGTTCCGGTGGTGTCAACTACGCCAGGAAGGTATTTGTATTTTCCGGAACCGGTATCAAGCAGTCCGGTCATGGCCAGAGCGGATGCGACATCAGCACTGGTGATCATGAAGTTACCTTTACCACGTTTGGTGTTATAGGCAATCCTGTTGGCATCACGCTCACTCTGGAACATGAGACCTTTGAAACGTTCGACTGACCACCGACCGTTTGAGTCGGTATCCAGATCGAAAACACCAGGAGTCACAACGTCATCCTGAGCACCAAGTTCGGCAATGGTGTAGATGCGTCTGACGGTCTCACGATTCTGCTCAACGATTATCTCGGTGGACAGGATGTTGGCCAGTTCGGACTCGGCATCGAGACCATGAATCGCTTTCAAGTCCTGAGCAAGTTCTACAGAGTAGCTTGCTTTGAGACCACGAGACTTGGCTTCAACACTGGATTTTTCGATGGAGAATCCCATCTCGGCCCAGTTCTCGCCATCACCAAGGTCTTCCGCCTTGGAAGTGGCCATACCAGCACCGTAACCGTAAAGAGCATCCAGAGGATCAGTCAGGGTAGAATCACCACTACCGAGATTGTCATCACCCTGATCGACGGTTCCGTCACCAGAGAACTTGGAATCTGCTTCGTGGTGCAGTGCTTCGTCACCGGCAGGACCGTCATAACGACTACGGATGGCGAATATCAACCCGGTAGGCCCGGTCATAGGTTGAACTCCAAACATGTCATAAGCGATGAGTTTCGGCACCGCACGTCTGACCATGGAGATGAGGATCGGTTTGAAAGTTGCGATGTTCGGGTTTGCACCGTCATCACCGATAACGTTCGTCGGTGCTTCGTGAAGCATTCCTTCATTGATGGCATCTTCCTGATTCTGCAACAGACGAGCGGTAACTCGCTTGATGTAGCTGTCATGAATTTCAGGCAGGTCTTCGTGGTTGACAATTTTGCCCCACTTTTCCTGAATCTGTTCTGGTGTTAGTGTGTTCAACATGGTGTGTCTCCTTCTCGGATACGTTTATTGATTAAGGTCTATTATGAACCTTGGAATCCAGTGGTTTATAACTTACTTTTTGTGGTCATGGATTCAGCGATGTAATCGACATCTTCGAACGACTCGTTTTTCTTCTCAAAAGGATTCACGCCTTTCTTCGGCTTGCCACCTTTTTTCTTGTCTTTCTTGTCGTCATCGCCTTCATCATCGTCGTCATCGCCACCTTTGTCGTCTTCGTCGTCATCATCTGACTCGTAGACTTTACCAAGCATCATCTCAGCAATGTCTCGGACCTTGCCGGTGAACTGCTCTTCGTCTTCAAAGTGGACTTCTTCTGTCATACGGACCAGTTTATCAATTTCCGAATCCGCCAATTCCAACTTGTCAGAGACCATCCGGACTACACTCTCTTTGACCAGTTTCACATTCTGACGTTTCAGATCAATGTTTTCATTGACAGCCTTGTTCGTCTCATCCTCAAGCTCAATGACGGTACCGGCCATCTCTTTCACCACATCCACTTTGTCTTCCGGAATATCGACATAGTGTTCGGTGAATAGGTTTTTCATACCGGACAGAAAGGATTCAGAGATTTCATGCTTGATCCCACCTTCGATAGCGAGTGCGTTCTCCTGCATCCACTGATCAGCCGTGTATGTGATGTAGTCATCAAGTTTTTGTTCCATTTCCTTGAGACCTGTTTCGGCCATTTCTTCCAGCTTGACCTCATTTGCGGTCTCAAGCTCTTCTCTGATCAGAGAAACTTTCTCGCTCAAAGCGGCTTCAAAAATTAGAGCGGCCTTTACTTTGAAATCCTCAGACAGATTTTGAAGGCTTTCGTCTTCAAACAGTGCCATGATTTTATCGGACATTTTCAATCTCCTTTGCAGTTGTGATGTTCATACTTTCGTATATTAATATTTATACAAACACAGGATATGCTTTTTACTTTCCAGGGTAAGCAGTCTCCTTTGTGGACTTATCTTTCTCAATCTTTTTACGGGTTTGCTTGTTATCGTCCGCTTCGGAATCTTGAGATTCAGAGTCCTTCTTTGATGTCGAGTGTGTACCGATGGTTTTCTTTGCGGCACCGTCACCGGTCTCATCGTTTTTCTCGATATCTTTCTGAGTTTCCTTGTTGTCCTTCGCATTGGAATCGTCGGACGACTGGTCCTTCGGATTTTTGGTCTTGATCGTCGCTGATGCGGCTGTTTCTTCCATCAGTGTTCCGAACAGGCCCAGTGCTTTCTTTTCATTGTCTTCCATGGTGCTTCTCCTTTAATTTACCGGTATTAACCCGTGTACTTATTCTTGATGAAATCCGCTATTATGTCCTTTGGCCAGCCACGATACCCTTTCTGTCCTTTTGTGTACCATGGCACCGTCAAGAAAAAGATGCCAGGTCCACGATCAAAGTCACCAGAGGCAATAACTTTGCCTTTATATGTGACATCGATAGCGGACCCTTCGTCGCTACTATCTGATGATAAAACTTCATACCCACTCTTCTTGAAAAGACTCTTGACACCGGCCTTCTCATCGAGATAACCACGTCTGGCCTGTTCGCTGATCATCTCAGCGGCCATATCAATGTCGCTCACTTCAACGAGTTTGTTCTTGACCATGTAGGTGATGACATCAGTGGCATCGGCAAACTTCTTTGCCACACCCTTGATGCTCATCATGAAGGTGCCTTTCTTGTCATAGAACTGACCACCGGCAACTTCCTTGCCCTTGAAAGACACTGATGCCTTTCCGCCACCGACTGATACCGTGATCCCGAACTTCCTTGCTACTTCTTTCATGGTATCCACACTTTAGATTTTGCTCGTTTATCGATCCATTTGATCAGTTCGGCCATATCCACTTCCCACGTTCGACTATTCAAGAACATCTTGTCATCAACAAAGGTGTCTTGATCAATGATGATTTCGCCCGTGCCATTCTTCAAGTTCTTCTCATCAAACTCCTGATCAAAGTGCGCTTCCAAGTAGGAGAATTTGACATTCTGAGTCAGCATCCGTTGACTGATCGAGCCGGTTCGTGGCTTGCCCAGTCGTGTCATCTTCCGGAACATCATGCCATACCCTTTACCTGGCTCTTGCTCTTTCCGGAACCAACCATCCTTATTGAAAATCCAGTATGCGTGTGGTGAAGCCTTGAAGATGAACAGACAAACACCGATAGGAATACCGCCACCCTTGTACGGTGGTGGCTGAGACAGAAACTTGATGACATCGTTATCGCTCTTTTCAGCCAGAACGACAGCCTTATCATCCTGTTCAGTCCAATCATCAATCAAATGTTGTTTGAATGATTTCATGATTTCTCCTACAGAGTCCTGAGATAATTTTCAAACAAACCGGCCAACTTGCCTTCATCAATCTTCTTGGCAGTGCGGACCTCTTTGTCGATCTTCTTCATCATTTCGAATCGCATTTGCTCATCCGGTATAGTCCATTCTTGGCCTTCATAGATACCTTCGGTCCATGCCGCCTGAGCAGAAGGGTCCGAAACGATATCGATGGTAGAAAGGAAGAAGTCAGGCTGAACAACCTTGCCGTTCTTGCCTTCTTTGAGGGTACCGAGACCACGAGATGAAACACCGACCTGAGCACCACCTTCGGAGATGCCACGAACAATGTTGCCCATGGGAGTATCGAGTACCTTCGCTTTGCCGTTCCAGTTGGTACCATCCTTCGTCATCTCTGTGATCAGATGTGAAGCCCGTTCAGGATTCACTTGTGGTGAAGGTGGATGGTTCAACTCACCAAGTGACCGTCTGGTCTTGACGAATTGCTCGACATATCTCTCACCCTCACGATCAAGGATTGCTTCCGGATATATGCGACCATTCCGATTCTTGCATTCTCCCTGTAGGAATATGCCAGTCAGGAACAAACTTTTTCCTGTTTCCTCATCACCTTCACTGATCATTTGAACTGATTCAAATTCAGTCTCGGTTATTAAAAATGCCATATCAATCCTCTATCGATGCTTTTTGTTGAGTGAATAAATAAACTGTTTCTTGCCATCAACATCGTCAAAATCAAGATCAAAACTACCAGCCTTCATGCCCAAACTACGCATCAGGTCTGTCAGAAAATTTTTCGCAAAACTACTGTTAGTCGTAAGACCGGTTTTAATCACATATTCCCCATACTTTTCCAAATCTTTCGGATCAGAAAAGCTGGTCATTTCAAGACGCATTTTACTAAGCGTGGTATGAAGACCTCTGATATTAGCTTTCAAGTCCTGCATGACCTTAGCAGTTTTATCCTCAAGTATGATTTCAATAGCTTCATCCAAGGTGTCAGTCTTGCCACTCAGCACCGACTGAATGTCTTCCATTATTGCTTTGTGCCCCATGACTATCCTCTCTTACGATTTATCTTTGTGGTCAAGAGCATGTCATAAACGACCGGCACATTGTAGACCGACTCATTAATCATGGTCTTGACCTTATTTTGATTCAGTTCAGATGTAGCCTCATAAAACTCTGTGATCGACGACATCATTTTCTTTGATGTATTCAGATCACCAGATACCAGACGTTCAAAATTGGTACGAGATTCAAGGTACAGTTTGTAATCAGCTACCCATCGATTCAAGCCTTCGCTGAAAAAGAGAGTAGCTGATTTACCAGTCTTGAGATGTACTGTTTTAGTTCTCATCTCCACCAAACATATTCGCACCGACTTCGGCTCGTGTCGTCTCCATCCGATCACTGATCTTGTCTCGCACGAGACTATTGAAGATCGGTGCTATCTGAGCCGGTTCACCTTTGAGAGCATGAGAGATAATTTGACGATGCCCTGAGAAATCCTGACCAGCATCCATTTCACCATTCTCTTCAAGGTCTTTGATTTCTTCTTCGCTCAGTTGTCCAACAGTTGATTTTTCACCCATGATATTCTCCACAATTTCTATTTTTCCTTTTTGTTTCTTGATTTCACCATAATATAACTCAAACCCTTTTTGATCTTTGAAGTCACCAAGATCAATCATAGAACCGAGATTGTGAGTCGTGACTACAGCCGGTATTTTCATGGCTTTCAGCTTGCCAAGAGTTAAGCTGAAATCAGCCTTAGCTTGTTTCATACCACCTTCATACTTACCCAGTGCTGACGTGTTCAATTTCATATCGGCCTCTATTTTTTGTCTTTATCACCGGCCTGTTCTTTATCGGCCTGTTTTTCATCCTCATTATCTTTCTGGTCCTGATCATCTTCTTCTTTATCTTCACCGTCACCGTCACCGTCTCCACCACCGAACGGTGGAGCACCACCTTCTTCTTCTTCCTCACCACCGAATCCGCCTTCGCCACCGTCTCCACCACCGTAGATGTTTGGCTCTTCGGGATCGTCTTTTTCTTCCTTCTCACGTTGTTTGCGAAGCTCATCGATTTCTTCCTCAGTCTGGCCGAAGATGTTTTTCCGTACCCAGTCCTTAGAAAAGTAAATCTTGACCAGATCAGCCATGTTGTTCACAAGCTCAATCTGATCATTCAGAACTTGAATCTTTTTCAGTTCGGCAAAGTGAGAGTCTTCGATGAAGATGTACTTGATATACTGTTCAAGCGAATGCCAGTCATCCTCACTGATAATGTTCTTGAGAATGCATTGACGCTTGAGTAATGGTGTGAATATACCCTTTGCAAATTGCTTCCTGAGTCGGTCAATGAATTTAGAGAACTTGACTTCCTCACGACTGATTTCCGAATCCCTGCCCAGTGTGAACATTGATTCAGAATCCATACGCCCGACAGGAACATTGAGAGAGTCGTAGAGTTTCCGTCTGAAATATTGAACGTCTTCCAGTTGACCTAGATTCTCGCCACCTGGCAAAGTCGTTATCTCGGTACCCCTTCCGCCTTCTCTTCGTGGTAGCCAGAAGTCCTCTTGCATCGACATGATGTTCTTCTGGTCTTTAATCTCACCGGTAGTCGAGTTGTAAATGACCTTGTTCCGGTACTTGTTCATGATCTGCTCAAGATATTCCTGAGCGGCATTTCTCGGAAGTGATCCTACATCGACATAGAAGATTCTACGCTCAGGCGCACGAGTGACCCGATAGATGACGATTGCATCTTCAACGAGTGCCAAGAGGTTTGCCGGTCGAATCGCTTTGTGAAGATGCGAATGGACCATCTTGTCTTCTTTGCAGTACAGACCTGATGTCGCATAGACGATGGCATCAGGTAAAAACTTGATGGCATTACGGGTACCGACATAGACATTTGTGACATCTGCAAACTCGTACTCAGGTGCATAGATGAAGAACTCTTCGATGCTCTGAATCACGCCTTCGTGATTCTTCATGATGTCACGAATCTTCTTGATGAACAGAGAATCAATATGGATGATTTCACTCATCCCTTTCTTATCGGAATCCTCTACGACGACATTGAAGTAGATTCGGCCATCGACGTACCATTTCCAAAAGTAGTCATATCCATCCGTATCGAAATCCAGCATTGCCAGAATTTCATTGAATGCATCGACCATCTTGGTCTTTGTACCCTCAGATATCCCATTCTTCACGTCATCGAGTGATAGCTTAACGGGATAAGGTTCTATGTCTTCATAAGTGATCGCATCGTTGACAATCTCTGAGACAGCTTTATCGGTCTCTGTGTAGCCGGATATCTTCCGGTACAACTTGATAAGATCGACTTCGGCTTTTGGAATGACGGTGCCTTCATAGACATCAATGAACTTAGCACCAGTAGGACCGAGTGATATAAAATCCTTCGACCCATCAGTCGGCTCACGGAAAACGACTTTATCTTTTGGATAATTGTCGTTATCAGCCGAAAATATTTCACGCCCGAATATCTTAAACTGCATCAAAATCTCCTAATAAAAAGTTCGCACTTCTTTCTATTATTTATAAAACTCACATATTCAGTCTTTTCTTGTACTGCTTGAAATTCAACATGGTCACTTTGCTTACCTTGTCCATATTGACACCGGTCTTCTCAGCTTTGGCCATGATACCGAACAATTCTTCCCATTTTTTCGGTTCCATTCTTCGGCCAGGTTTTACGATATCATTTATGAGGCTATCAAATTGACCTTGTTCTTTCTTGTTGACAGCCTCACTTAACTTTCCCATTTTCTCAGCCTTGCCACCGGTTGAATCCGGTTGCTTACCCTTTTTAT